GGCTTCAAAGCTGACGAGCAGAACCACGAAGCATGGTCGGGTTTCCACGCCGTCCACACGATGTTCATCATCACGGAGGCTTCCGGTATTTCAGACAACATATACGACGCAATCGAGGGTAACCTGCAAGGCGACAGCCGCATCCTGCTGGTCTTTAACCCCAACACCACCATCGGCTACGCCGCCAGAAGCCAAAAGGGAGACCGCTGGCAGAAGTTCAGACTCAACAGCCTCACCGCCCCCAACGTGGTGGAGAAGCGCATCATCATCCCCGGACAGGTGGACTACGCATGGATAGCCGACAAGCTCCAGACTTGGTGTACGCCCATCAAGGAGAGCGAGCGGCAGGACGAGCTGGACGACTTCTGCTTTGAGGGGCAATGGTACAGACCGGAGGACTTATTCCGGAAGAAAGTACTGGGCAAGTTCCCAAAGGTTTCAGAGGACGTACTGATAGCCCCAGCAATGGATCGAGGCAGCGCAGGAACGCTGGGTCGCCAACGGAGGAAACGCGGTCTCAGAGCAGGAAGCCAGAGTTCTGGGCGTGGACGTCGCAGGCATGGGACGAGACGCGACCTGCTACGTCGAGCGCACCGGAGCATGGTGCAGCACCTTCGACTGCCACAATTCCGGAGGCACGGCAGACCACATGGAGGTAGCCGGACAGATTATCGCCAGACGCAGAAGACACCCACTGATGCACGTCGNAATAGACACCATCGGCGAGGGTGCTGGCGTTTACAGCCGCTGCGTCGAGGTCGAAGACCACCCGGAGTACATCATCAGCTGCAAATACAGCGCAGCAGCCAAAGACCACCTCGACAAGGAGCTTCACGACATTACAGGCGAGTATCGCTTTGCGAACCTCCGCGCATACCTGTTCTGGTGCGTCCGCGACTGGCTCAACCCCAAGAACGAGACCGGAGCAATGCTGCCACCGGATGAGCGGCTCCTTGAGGAGGCGACAGAGATACGCTGGTCGTTTCGCAGCGACGGCAAGATCATCATCGAACCCAAGGAGGACATCAAGAAGCGACTGAACCGAAGCCCCGACCGCTTCGATGCCCTCGCCAACACCTTCTACCCGACCAAAAAGCGGAAGACAATCGACCTCCGCAGACTTCAGCAATTAGTATAAACATTCAAAAACAAAATCAGCAATGCCAGCAATTAAAGACATCCTAAGCGGAACAGGAACGGAGCGCGAGAAAATACTCGCACTCAAGGAGAAGACCATCAACGTCCCGATTTGGGGCGGCAAGAACGGTCTGCTTTTCCAGTACGACCCGACAAAGCACCCGGTAATGAACAAAGCCGAATACCCGGACGTGGTAAAGGACAACGGCGTGGAAAAGGTAACACGCATCACCCTCGACTTCCAGAGGCTCGCCACCAAACGCATGAGCGAGCTGGTATGCGGCATCCCCGTCAAGCGCATATACAAGCCGGAGAACGACACCCAGAAGCAAATCGCCGCCTACCTTGAGGCGATATTCGAGCGCAACCGCATCGACAGCGTCAACAACGAGCGCACGGTTTACCTTTTCGGCAGCTGCGAGGTCTTCACCCTTTGGTACGCCATAGAGCAGAAGAACTCCATCTACGGCTTCGACAGCCCCCTTAAATTGCGCTGCCGCAGCTTCAGCCCGATGTTGGGCGACGAGCTATACCCCTACTTCGACGAGTACGGAGACATGATAGCCATGAGCATCGGCTACACCCGGAAGATAGGGCGCAAGAGCGTCCAGTTCTTCGACACCTACACCGAAGACCGCCACATCAAGTGGAGCAACGAGACAGGCGACTGGGGCGTGGTCGAGGACGAGAACACAACCCTACTCAAGATACCCGGCGTTTACGCATACCGCCCGACACCAGTATGGGAGGACACCAGCCGCAACATTTACGAAATGGAATGGGCATTGAGCCGCAACGGAAACTACCTGCGCGAGAACAGCAAGCCCCGTTTTATCGTTTTCGCCGACGACATCATCAGCTACGGCGACGAGAAAAGCCCGAACCAAGAGTTCAAAGCCGTCATGCAGTACCCCAAAGGCAGCACCGCGCAATACGTCACATGGCAGCAGGCAGAATCGAGAGCCTAAAGTTCTACATCGAGCAGTACTCCGCAGCCTGTTCCTTTACCCAGCTTCAGCTCCCGGATTGGAGCTACGAGAAGATGAGCCAGCAAGCCCTCTCCGGAGAGAGCCGCAAGCAGATGTTCATCGACGCGAAGCTCAAGGTCAAGGACGAGAGCGGACGACTGCTGGAGTTTTTCGACCGCGAAATCAACGTGGTGAAAGCCTACCTAAAGCTCATGCTGGGCGAAAAGTACCACAAGGACATCGACGCACTCAAGGTCGAGAACGAGATAACCCCATTCAGCATCAACGACGAAAAGGAAACCATCGACAACCTGCTCGCCGCCAACGGAAATCAGCCAATCATCTCCCAGAGAGACTCAATCGAGATGCTCGGATGGAGCGACAACCCAGACAGAACACTCCAAGAGATCCAAGAGCAGAACAAGCTCGAAGATTTCGGATTAGTGGAATAGCCTCATGAGACGGACACCGAAGAAAGCACTACAGGAACAACCGCAGCACCGCTGCCGGGATTGCGCCCACTCATACGACTGGCACAGCAAAGCCCTTGACGGACACCTCATCCTTTGCCGCTGCCGCTTCGACGAGAAGACGGAATACGGCAGATGGTGCAAGTTCCTATCCGACCCGGAGTGCGCACATTTCAAACAACGACTAACACCAGAACCAGATGCCGAAGCCCAGTGAATACGACAAGACCCACCTCCGCAACATGGCGGCGATGGGAACACGCATAGACCGCATCTTCAAGAAAGCAACAGAGGAGGCGGCGAAGATTGGTGTGTCGATTAAAGACATCGACCCGGACAAAATATTCAGCTTCGATGACTACCCGGAGACAAAGAAGCAGATAGAACGCCTTCTGACCGCACTCAAGGAGACCACCGAGAAGACCATCGTCAACGGTGTCCGCTCAGCATGGACGCTATCCAACAACAAGAACGACGCGATGGCAGAAAAGGTCTTCGGCAGGGACGCAGACAAGCTCCCACCGGAGGTGCGCATGAAGTACTTCAACAACAACGAGAGCGCACTGCAGGCATTCCTTGCACGCCAGCAGAACGGATTGAAACCTCAGCGACCGCGTATGGAAGTACACAAACGCCTTCAAGCAGGAGATAGAGCTGGGGCTGGATTGCGGCATCCGCTCCGGCAAGGACGCACCAGCCATGGCGAGAGAGCTGAAGCAATACCTCCAGTACCCGGACAAGCTCTTCAGACGAGTGCGCGACGAGCAGTTGGNTTGCTCCAGCTATCGANNGCAAAGCCGCCTGCACGACCGTTCCACCCGGCAGGGGAGTGTACCGCTCCAGCTACAAGAACGCGCGACGACTGGCAGCCACCGAGACCAACATCGCATACCGCACCAATGACTACCTGCGCTGGCAGCAAATGGACTTCGTGGTCGGCATTGAGATACAGCTCAGCAACAACCACACCATCCTGCTCCAGCCCGGAGAGAAGACAGACGACGCAAGCCAGCAGCGAGCCGATGGCTCACCAAAGGCGAATGCCGTCCGCCCCTTTACGGACATTTGCGACACCCTCGCCGGACGCTACCCCAAGGACTTCAAGTTCACCGGGTGGCATCCCCATTGCCGCTGCCGAGCCATCACGATCCTAAAGACGGAGGAGGAGATGGCGAAAGACAACGAAGCCATTCTCAACGGAGAGGAGGTCTCCACCCAGAGCGAGAATACCGTCAAGGACGTGCCGCAGGCTTTCAAAGACCACGTGCTGAAGTACGGCGAGCGCATAGAGAACACCGCCCCCGGCAGGTTGCCCTACTACATACAGGACAACCGCAAGAGGGTGGACAAGCTGCTGGGCTTGAACAACGAGCCGCAGCGCACACCGCAAGAAATAGCCGCAGAACGCCACGCTAACCGCACGGAGCAGGACAAACAAGGAATTCAGCAGGCATGGAACGAAAGCCGCTTAAACAGCCTCCAAGAAGCCATAAACAACGGCTACCTTCCGGAGGAGTGCAAGGCTCGACTGGCGGAGTTGGCAAAGCTCAACACTCCGGAGCATTTCGACGAGTTCCAAGCCCAAATCAAGACCCTGCAAGCACAGGCGCAACGACACGCCGCACGCACACCACAGGACATCGCCGACATCAAAGCTCGATGGGAGAAGCGCGTCTTCACCAACGACAAGATACGACGAGACGCAGACCGCGTGCTTACATTGGCGAAGTCATACAGCGAGGTGGACTACGCGCAGCTTGAGAAGCTCATCGCCCAAGGCAAGCTCGCGGAGATGGACGCAGAGACCCAAAAGGTTCTCCAAGCCCTCAAGGATATGCGAGAGCAAGAACGCGCACTCGAAGACCTTATCCCCGGATGTACACAAGTGGCACAAGCAGTTCACCCTTGCAGAGCTACAGGAGGCACACAACGCGATAACAAAGACTTTCAATCGCTGGACATGGGATTACACAAACGAGGCATCACTTAACTTCCTAAAAGGCAAGCTGGAGACAGAAATCAACTTCGTGGCAAAATCAGCATACAAGACAAAAGAGATAGCCAAGAAAGCATACGAGCAGAGACTCGCCTTAGTGGAAAGCAAGATCGAGCTTTTGAAGATAAACAAGGAATATACCGCACTCTTAGGGTTCAAGACGCAGAGCAAGGAATTCAAGGAATTCATGACATACGCAAAACAAGCGATGGATGCAGGAGAGCCGAAGACAGCCCGTATGTACTTGAACGCAGCAGCTAAAAAGAAGGCATCGATAGAAGCAGCCAAAGCCGCGAAAACCGCAAAGAAATCGGCTGGGAAAGGACTGGATGGATATTCAACAGCAGTACAAACAGACCACACAGAGATAAAACGCACAGAAGCGGAAAAAATCGCCCAAATCAAGGATATGCTGAATTGCACAGAAGAACAAGCAAAAGCGTATTACAAGGCGGTGTACGGATTTAGCTGGCAATGGGATTACGAGATCCGCCAAGTACAGTGCGGAAACACGAAGTTCACATCAAGGCACGGTCATACATTAGACGAGATAAAGAAAAGAGCAGAAGACCTTGAAGAATTTATCCGGAAGTCACCACAATGGAAAGGCGGAACGACATATCGAGGTTTGAGCCTGTCCGACAAAGAACTTAAAGACACCATGGATAAGTTGAGAAAAGGAACTTTTGACAACAAAGGAAGCGCATCATGGTCTACGGATTACGGAGTATCGGAGAACTTCGCAGGTAGCAATTTAGGCGAATACTCCGATAGGTTCGGAGACGAGAAAACAAATCGCGTGGTTCTGCTTTTGAAAGAACAGAAACACGCGACATCGATACGCCACATTTCGCGGTTCATATCAGAAGAAGAAGTCCTCGCGTCAAAGAATTGCCGATACAAATTTGTCAGCAAAGAAATCAAGAAACGCTACGGAGAAGATTATATTTACATCACCGTAGAAGCCATATAACGAGGTAAAAATTTTTTTTCAAAAGGTTCGACCAAATCAGCTGGATCCTTATCCGCACCTTTGCAGAAGACCCAGAACAAAAGGTCGAGGATGACCGGGGAAACTTTGGTGTTTTTCCCCGGTTTTCCTATTTTAGAGTAATCGGAGAGGACTTCGCTCTCTTCCCCATTTGCCACAGCTTCGACAGCAGACCGCTCAGCAATCCAAAAGAGGGAAAACTGCGGATTTAAGTCTTGGGGCTTTTCCGCTTCGCCACGATAATAGCGGCATTCATTCAAAAGATTTTCAAGTTTACTCATAACCAAACGTTTTATAGAATTCATGAACAACAGCCTGCATGGAGTCCGGAAGCCGGGACAGGGCTTCATCGGCGATAGGCTGAGGGATGCCGAAAGCAGCCTCCGCCATAGCACCGACAATAGCACCGAGGGTGTCCGAGTCACCGCCATAGAGAACGGCACGACGGATAGCGTCCTCGAAGCCGGAGCTTGCACGCAGGAGAGAGAAAGCCAGAGGCACGCAGCCTTGACAGGTCTCATCGAAGAAGCCCGGAGCAGGCAGATGAGCAGCCCAGTCAGAGCCATAGAAGCGAAGCATTACCTGCTCGCATTCGGCAAGACCGTCACCACGAAAAGCATGGAGACGAAGCCGCCAGCAGATAAGAGCCGTGACCATCGCCCCGACAAGACCCTCCGGATGGTTGTGGGTGCATTGAGCGGTGGCAATGGCAAGACGGATGCACTCGGCTTCAGAGTGAGCCACCATAGCCACAGGCGAGACACGCATGGCTGCACCATTGCCCCAGCTGAAGTACGGCTGCGGATCGGGAGAAGCGAGCCAGCGATTGAAAGAGCCACCATACGCCCCCTTCGGGTTCGGGAACAGGTGACACCAGTTAAGAAGCGACGGAGCGAAGTCCAAACGCTCCCCGGCAAGGAGAGCATCCGCAACAGCAACCGTGCAGATAGAATCATCCGTGAAGCTGCACCCAGAGGAGAACAGCGGAAAGCGCGGATCATGCGTATTTGAGAATTCATACGGCGAACCAACGATGTCGCCAATTATTGCGCCTAACATACTAATTTCAAGTAATTTAATGCAAAGTTACGATTTTATTTTCAATAATAGTTCTTGCAAGGGCTTCTTTTTCGATTTAAGCCGCTTTTCGAGACCGGGACAGGGAAACACCCAGCCCAGAGGAAGAACGCAGAATTAGACCCGGTTCTGACGCTTACAGAAGACCTTCTCGCGACGGATGATGACCTTCTCGCTTTGGTACACGCCCCCGGAGGGGAGCTTCAGATTGTAGAGGCGACCCAGACCACAGCCGATTTGCTCGACGGAGAACAGGTCGTAGATGGCAGCCAGCGACGAGAACAGGAACAGACGCTGGCGAGGATGCTCGGCGAGAGGAGCGAAGAAGAACACCACGCTGTACACGAAGCGGTCGCCGGGTTCATTTTGGTGCGGCATTGAGCCGCCGGAGGTACGATTTGAGTCCATAGCTACGATTTTTTTAACGCCACCACCCAGCGAGATCCACAGGCGGAACACCCGAAAGATAACCGGGGCGAGGGCTTTTTTATCCCGTAAGGGATTTTTTATATGGTTATAACNTAACCAATATATATCCTTTCTTTTCTTTTATTTTAGGCTTATCTTCGCTAATCTTTTTGCAAAATTCGCTTATCCAAGATAACCGAAAGATAACCGAAGATAACCGAAAAGATAAGCGAAACGGTTATCTTTTGAGGAAAAACACGACCGGAAGCCGGAAGACCTAAAAATCGCCAAAAAATCGACGAAAAAACCAGTCAAAATCACCGCGACGGAGATAACCGACATAACCGACAGATAACCCAGACATAACCGAATCGGTTATCTTTTGCTTATCAGAAGACCTCCTGCCCCAAGATGGCTTCTTGGATACGGATAGCCACCTGCACGCAAGACTCGTGCGACAGAGGGAGACCTTCGCAGAATTCCCTGCACATATCACCAGCCGGACGCTCCGAGAGAGGAACGCGGAAGTCGCGGTTCGCGTTTTCGACGTAAGCCAAGACCACAGGCGACAGGGGGAGGTAGGAGGCGATGACATCAGCATCGACATCCAAAACAGAGGAGAGAGCAGCAACCTGCTTTTGAACATCATCGACGAAGCCTTCAAGGACTTCACCGGGGTGGAAGTTTTTCCAGAGCCAGTTCTCGAAATCGAGCTGGGCGCGGACGGATTGGATTGTTTGCATAGCGATAAAATTTTTATTTGAGGTAAAACGTAAAGACGATCCCACGGCGCAATTTGCACACCGTTTTGTCATGATTGCGGTCGCGATAGGAGCGAGCCACGAACTTATAGAACAGCTCCTCGCCGATAAGACGGATAGCACCGGACACGCCGACGAGGGTGTTTATTTTGCGATTTTCGGCATCGCGACCGTACACCTTGATGAGGAAGTCCCGATTGATTTCACAGGTCGGGAAAGCAGAGGCAAGAGCAGACATAGCTTAAAGCGTTATATGGGTGATCAAATATTCGATGACGTCNGNTTTGAGCTGGGGAACGAAGCCCCGAAGAACAGCTCAGAGGGATACATATCCGAACCGACATAATAGCCGTAATCGAGATAGGTCTCGCGGATTTTGCGGAGGCGAGCTTTGCATTCGGCGAGAGTTCCGGAGAAACAGACCTCGGCATTCAGAGGATTAGTACCGTCATTGGGGATGACCTTGTAGAGGATTTCAGCATTCATAGCAAGCAAAAATTTTAGGGTTGAACAAAGATGGTGGAACGACCAGCAGCCACAGCAGCAGCTACAGCTTGGCGGCGAGCTTCGGCATACGTGCCGGAGAACCAGAGAACGTCCTTGATGTCGGGGTCTTTGCAGAAACCGAAAGCCCAAGCACCGCGACCTTTAGGTTCGTGACCATACGAGAAGTAATACTCGGAGGTATTAACGCTGATTTGATTTTTTTTGAGAGTTGCCATAATTTTCAAGTTTTAAGAGGTTCAAGTTCAAACACGCAGCAAAGTTACGTGAAGTATTTTGATTATACTTCATCTTTTGAAAGAAAAATCAACTGAACAGGTTATTTTTAACTCTTTTCTGCTTTTCACGCCCGATATGCTAAAAAACATATTTTCCAAATATTTGCAGGAAAAATTTTATTTTTAGTGATTATGATGTAAGCATTTACAGAAAAAAGACCTATCTTTGTAACCATAAACTGAACAGTTTCAACAAATCATATAAAAATTCACCGCGATGAAAGAAGAAATTTTGAAAGCCCTTACAGCCAAATTTCCGGGGGTATCGGCTTCGATTTTAGGCAGGATTGCAGACAAGCTCAGCAAGACTGCAACAACCGCAGAACAGGTCAATACCGCTGTAGAGGGAGTGACCATTCAGCAAGTTATCGAAAGCTACGGAGACAGCCGCGCAACGGAAGCCTCCAGCACAGCAGTCCACAACTACGAGACCAAGCATGGTCTCCGCGACGGACAGAAAATCGATGACCCCACCAAACAAGGGGGCGCAGCCCAGAACCAACCCGGTGCTGCAGCAACCAACCCGACGACACCAGCCGCAGGGGGCGCGGACGACACCCCAGCATGGGCAAAGGCATTGATCGAACAGAACAAAGCACTGAGCGACCGCCTCGCCAAGATGGAAACCGACCGCACAACCACCAGCCGCAAACAACAACTCAGCGCAATCACTGAGAAGCTGCCGGAAGCCATGCGCAAGGCTTACGACCGCATCCCGGTGGACAAGTACAGCGAGGAGGAATTCAACACACTCGTGACAGAGGTAACCACCGAAGTCGAGGGCGTGGTGAAAGACACCACCGCAAGAGGGGGCGTTTTCGGCAAACCATCCGCAGCAAACGCTGGCGGAAGCTCACAGAACGGAGGACAGCTAACCAAGGAGCAAGAAGAAGCAATCGCACACCGCGATGGCGCAGCCACCAAGGATGGCGCACAGCCGTTCTAATGTTAAACCACTAAAAAGATCCACTAATCATGGCAATGACAGTACAACGCAGACGCGACGAGAAGCTACCGCGCGTCTTCATGCACAAAATCGCAGATGTCCGTGGCGGCGTTTCGGTCTCAACCTCCGAACTTGGTGGCGACTTCCTTCGCGAGGGCGCAGTCTTAAGCAAACCCGACGAGAACGGCATCACCCACGTGGTCAAGGTCGCCGAGCTTGCAGCAGAGGCAGCAGCAGACGCAACCACCCTCACCCTTAAAAAGGGACACAACCTCAAGGTGGGAGACATCCTAACCATTAAGCCCGGCTCAGCAGCCTACGACATCACCGCCATCGACGCGACAGCCAAAGCAACCGACACCATCACCCTCAGCAAAACACTGGGCGCGAAAATCGAGCTTGGCGGCTTCGTGGTAGAGGCAAAGGCAAGCGGCGCAGCTTCGGCATTGAAGTACGCTCCCTTCGCCGTTAACGGCACAGGAAAGCACTTCGAGCCTAAAGGCAACCTCGACACCGATGCATGGCTCATCGGCGTAACCAAGGGCAACAGCCTGCCGGACTTCATCGAGAGCGCAATCAAAGGAATCATCAACTACTAAAATTGACCAGCAATGCCAACAATAACCAACACCCTCATTCAAGGGCTTTCACAGCAAATGGTGCAGTCACGCCTCAACACCGCAGACGCGACTCCCTTCCTTTTTGGCAAGCACTTCCCCGTAAAAAAGGTGAACGGTTTCATTTGGAAGACCCTCCAGAACCAGCTTGGCAAGAAGAACGTAGCCGCTGACCTCCACACCGACAACGGCACGATCCTGCGCAAACGTCGCCCCATCTTCGAGAGCGCAAAGGGTGACATCCCCTTCATCTCGATAAGCCGCGAAATGAGCCGCAGCGAAATCAAGGACTACCAGACTGCCCTCGCCTTTGCACAGGACGACGACGCAACCAAGCTCGTGCAGTTCTGGGGCGAAGACATCGACTTCTGCTTCAACGGCGTACAGAGCGAGCTGGAGTTCATCGCTTGGGCTTTAGCATCCAACGCAGGCAAGCTCGCTTTCACCACCACGACCAACGCCACCTACGCTAACGAGTTCGATCTCGACTACGCCGTAGATGACGACTTCAAACGCGCAACAGGTTCTGACTGGAGCAAGGCATCCACCGCAGACGTAATCGGCGACTT